CAGTCCGAGGTAGTGTCGATCAGGGCGGCGGCAACGTCTGCCACGCCGCCAGGGCCGACGATATGCCCGGCCTGCACCTGCACCTCGGACACGTCCGTATAGCGTGGCGCAAAATCCACGCCCTGCCACGGGTCGGGCCGCCCGATGTCGACCAGCGCCCATTGCTCGCCCGTGCCGCCCTCGCGGTACAGGATCGGGGCGCCGCCGTACAGGCCCACGTCGAGGTATGCGGTCACGGCGGCCCGCGGATACGCTACTGCGCACGCGCTGTCATCGTCGACCACATAGATTTTGGCAGCGGACACGCCCCCGAGAATCACCGTGCCAATGGCGCCGTCCTCAATGGGCTCGGCCAGCAGCCCCCAATTCCGGTCATAGCTGTATGCCGGTACGTCTGCCGTCAACACCGGGCGCCCGGCGAAGTCGTCTTCGTTCGTGCCAGCGCTGATCTCCACGCCGGTAAACGTGACCACGGCAAAGCGCCCCAGGTCGCCGCCCGTATCGTTTTTGCACAGGACGCGCGTGTCTGGCTGCCGGGCCGCCGGGATCGGGAATTGCGGACGCGGCCCCGGCGCTTGGTGTGCCAGGGCAGCGGCAGTCCAGGCGTTGTACGCCTCGGCAGGCAGCCGGAAGCGCTCGCGGGGCATTCGAGTTCGGGTCCAGTCGCTCACTGTCAGATACCGAGGTCGTCAAAGTCGCCGCTTTCGTAGACTCGCTCCACGTATGCGAATTTGGGGCGGGTGATGAGATCGGCGCCGCTGGCGTCCTGCTGGTAGTAGTACCAAACGTACTCCCAGCCGCCCTTGGTGATATTGGTCGGGACGCCCTGCAGGTCAATCGCGAAGGTCACTTCCGGGCTGTACGCAAATGAGAACGTGATCTCCCAGTCGTCCGCGCGCTGTGTGCCGCGCGCCCCGAGAAACCGCACAGTACCAGCCGCAAACGTAGTGCCGGAGCCCGGCGCCACTCGGAACGTGTCGTCATTGATCGGCGTATTGACCAAATCAGCCACGGCCTTCCGGTAGGCCGCCGTGACTGTGGCGTTGGTCAAATAGTGCGTCTCGGACCAGCGGAAAAAGCCAACGCCCACGTCGATGCCTTGAACGCGCTGATTGCCGCCCTCGGCGGAAACCCCTATCGCGCCGTCAAAAGCTGGCGGTGCCAGGCCGTAGCTGTTGATGGTTTCGAGGCTCTGCGTGACATGCTGCGATTCCGCGCCGACCTCGAACTGATACACATTGTCGCCCGTGTCGCGGTCGGGCGCGGTGGACCAGGTGGCGGATGACCTGGACCACTTGGCGCGGGCGTGCCATTGGCTGTTTTCGCCGTCGGCAAGGAGCAGGCGTAGAGTGATCGTTCGGTTTGCCAGGTCCTGGTACGTGGCCGGAATGTCTGCCTCGACTTGGGCCTCGACGTCATCCTCGACCTCGCTGCCGACCACGCGGTACTCAGTCTGGACGGACTCACCCAGGACCCACTCGAACGGCAGCAGTTGGGTGACGGTTATCGCCATCGTGCGCTCCTATGCAAATGCCAGAGTTTCTACATCATCGAGGGCGTCGGCGGTCCGGCCCGTATTCCGGGCGGTTTCCTCTGTAGCCTTGGCCATGCGGTCGAACGCTACGCCGCCCCCCAGCCGCGCCGCCGCGACGCCGGAGAATGTGCCGAGCGCGCGGCTGGTAGCTGTCTCCGGCATTTTTGCGGCGGGTGATTCTGCCTGTGCCGCGGCTTTGGCCCGCTCTTGCCGCGCCGCCGTAGCTGTAGCGGATACTTCGGCGGCTTCGGCCAAGGCGGCGGCGTACTCCTTTTCGGCGCCAGCGATCATGGCCTTGCTCATGGCGGCCCGGACAGCGTCGCGCTTGGCCTTGTCCGCTTGCCTTTTGGCGGCGGCGTCAACCCTCGCCTGGAATCGTTCGTCGGCGGCGGACTCCGCGCCCGCGGCGCCCATCTGCACGGCCCCGGCCAAGCGCCCCAGGGTCTTGCTGGTGCCAGCCATGCCCCACACGTCGGCAGTGAGTTCGCTAGCCTTGCGCAGCACGCCGCCAAGCCACTCCAGGAACCCCGAGAACGCCGTCTGCAACGCGCCAATGGCAGAATGCCACGCGTCCGCAAACATGTAAGCCATGCCGCGGCCTATGTCGGCCACACCGTCGGCAAATCCGTGCCACTTGGCCCACATCCAGGTGATGGTCTTGGTCCACGCCAGCTTGAGCGCACCGCCAATCACGTCGCCCAGGGCTGACCACGAGCCAGCGCTAACGGCGTCGCGGATGCCGGCCACGAAACGTTTGATGCCGTCCAGTACTGGCGCAAACTGATGAGCCAATAGCGCCAGGGCCGTGCGCACGTCCTCCAGGTCAATCAGCCAAGCGGCGACCGCGGCGCCGGCGGCCAGGATCGCAGCGCCGGCAGCCACGAACGCAGCGGCCATCAAAAAGAGCGGAGACTGTATCACCGCTACCAGGGTACCGAGCATCCCCAGTATAGCCAGAAGCCCGCCGATCACCAACTTCAACGCCACGGCGCCCGCCGCCGCGGCAAGGAACGCCCCGCCCAGCCCCAACAAACCGACGCCGGCAAGGGCGATAGCACCCACGAGCACGGGGTTGTTGTCGACGAAAGCGGAGACGGCGCGCAATGCGGCCACCGCGGCAGTTGTCATCATTTTGAGCGGCGCGCTGATAACTTCGCCCAGTCGCGACACAACGCCCTTGCCGGCCTCTCGCAATCGCCGAAACAGTAGGCCCAACGTCCTGGACATCTTGGCGAAAGCGGCATCCGTGGCGCCGGCGCGGTGGGCCATGGCGGTGAGATCATCCGCGAAACCCTCCATATTTTGCAGCGCCGGCAGCACCCCGCGCAGGGCACGAACGTTGGGGAACAGCTTGGCCACCGCGTCCGGCGGCAGCTTGGAAATCCGCCCAAACACCCCGGCCAGGCCCTCGGACTCTATAGTAGCCGACGACATCTCGAAGCCGAGGCTACGGGCGTAGTCCGCCGCCTCTGCTGTCGGCTTCAGAAAAGCCGAAATAATGGCATTCAGCGCGGTCACCGCGCGCTCGGTGCGCACGCCGTTGCGGGTCATAGTGGCCAGGGCCGCGCCCATTTCCTCGAGGGGTACCCCCGCCACTGACGCGGTGGACGCCACCATGCCGATGCTCGGGGCCAGCTCCTCGAAGGTGGTCTTGCCGCGCCGAACCGTCTGGAACAGCAAGTCGGAAACCGCCCCCGCCTGCCCAGCCTCCAACGCGTACGCATTGAGTATCGTCGTCAATGCGTCCGCGGCCACGCCGGTCTCAGTCACGCCCGCGATAGCGGCCTTGGCCGAGACCCTCAAAACGTCCAACGCCTGCGCGGGGGCGATGCTGGCGGAAAGGATATCGTACAGCCCCTTGGACAGCGTCGCCGTACTCTGCCCGAATTCCACCGCCATATCGCGCACGCCAGCCGAAAACGTCGCCATGTGCCGCTCCGGCTCGTCCAGCATAGTCGCCACATTCGCCATTTGCTCCTCAAAAGTGGCGAATACCTTGGCGCCAATCGCGAATGGCGCCGCTATCGCCGCGCCGGCTCCGGCCAGCAGCATCCCAGCTTGTTTGGCTTGATTCGCGAACTTATTGAGCCGCGCTTGGGCGCGGCGCAGGCCCTGGGCCATCTCGCTGTCATCGGCCCATAATTCGACATGGGCCTTGGCGGCGCGAACGCTATTTCCGCGGCTTGGCATGTCTGATTTCCTGTTTGTGTGGCGGCGGTGCCGTAGCTCGATACTCTGCCGCCGTCATTCCGGGGCGGCGCGGCAGGTCAAACGGATACACGTCTGCCAACGTGGTCGGGCGCTGGCCGCGGCTGCGCCATAGGTTTCGCAGCGTAGCCTCGATCCGCGCCGTATGCAACCAGTCCATTCGCAGCCGGGCTTCGGCCATAGCCTCCAGTTCGCGCAGTGTCAGCGGTCCGGGGTCAACTCCGCAGATGCCGGCAGCTTGCCAGACGCGGCGCTCTGCACTGCCGCCCTCGCTACCGCTTCCACGTCGATCGCTTCGATCTTCGCCGTCGCCTCGTCGCTGGCTGCGTTCATCCCGCGTTGCGTCGCTGCCCACCCCGCTTTCAGGGGGCGACGCTGGGCAGGCGGGAAAAAATCGATCACTGCCAAGACCAGGGCGTTGGTGGCGGCTTCGATTGTATCGCCGTTCAACGCATCGAGGAAGGCGTCATTGTCGACGCCCTGGCTCTCACGCTGGCGCTGCGTACACAACAGCAGTGTCTCCGCCAATAGTTCCATGTCGTTGGTCAGCTTGGCCAACACCGTCTGGTCTTTGACCATATCCGGCAGGTACAGCCCGAGCGCGGACTTGACCCGGCGCATATCGCCAGACGTCAAGGTCAAGTCCCACGCGCGGTCCGCGGCATCTATGAATCGGCTCATCGTGTGCTCCTGTTAGATGTGGGGGTTACGCCGAGGTAGTGCGCCAGGCGGGGGATTCATCGCTGAAGCCAGGCCGCACCGTGAAATTGTAGGTCAGCGGCCCGTCCAACGGCTCGTCGCGTTCGACGTTGGTGATTTTGCCGTCAAACTCCCAGCCCTGGGTGCCGTTCGTGTCAATGTCGCCATCCTTGACGGCCCAGCCCAACAACGTGCGCGCGGTATACGCCGCCAGCAACGCCGCCAAGATGGTCTCGACCGCGCCCGTGTCGCCATCGCGCGTCGCGAGCAGGGTGAAGGTCAGCGTTAAATCGATGTGGCCGGGGTCATATTGCTTGTACTCGCCCGCGCCACGAGTCGTCACGTCGTGCTCGTCGCTCGGGGCCGGGCAGCTGACTGCCATTGCCTTCGGGATTTCCGTGTAGCTCGCGCCGGAGCCCGATCCGTCGGTGTTGTAGTACAGCTTGAGTTCGTCACCAGAGATAGGGACGTTAGCCATGATGTTCACCTCTGCGTTATGCGCCCGTCATTCCGGGCATGGTTTTGCCCGCGTCTGCGAGCGCACGTTGGATAGTCTTCGATTGCATGGCGTTGCCCAGCGCCCGCCGCATGTACGAGTGTTCGGGTACGCCAAATCTGCCGTATTCCAGTGCTTCAGGGACGCTGTAGGTCTGACCGGTTTTCGGGTTGCGCGCCAGGCCAAGCAGGGCCGGGCCAATGACCAGGCTACGGGTCGCCGGCTCGACAGCATAGTAAATGAAGCGCCGCAACATGCCGCTATGGGCGTGGGGCGGCTGGCCAACCGGCGCAGGGCCCGGGGCCCAACGCATGGACGCCTGCGCGATAGCGCGAACTTTTTGGCCGACCTTTTTGAACGCCTTGAAGGTCACGGGGTCCAGCAAATCACGGGTCGCCTGGCGGTCCAAAAACCAGTCCGTCTTGATGTCCCAGCCGATGTTCATGTGACGACCTCGTGGTACTCGATGGACAGGCGCACAAGGCTGAGCACCTGATTCAGCTCCTCGACGGCGCGCGCGCTGTAGTACGGATCGATCAGCGTCTCCGTGACCTTGGCCGTGCCGCCGTCCACGCGCTGGAGGTAGCACGCGGCTGCGATCTGTTCCGCAGTGGCCAGGGCCGCCGGGATGTAGTCGCCGGGCGGGTGGCCGACGCGCTGCTGCACCGCGACCACTACCGGATACGTCCACTGCCGGACCCCGCGTGCCTCGGGCGTGGTGGCCACGCTGACTTCGGCGCCGCCGACTACGGCCGCCGGCATGACGGTCACTTGCAGTTCGGCTGTATCGGCCAGCTCGAAATCCGGCCAGTAGCTCACGATCGCCTGCCAGCCGGCGTCTTGGACTGCCTCGGCCAAGGCCACGAGTACAGCGTCCAGTTTTGGGACTGCCTCAGCCATTGGCGGATACCAGTTTGCTGTGGACGCGGTAGGCCACGTGCGAACGGTCATGCCAGCGCCAGGGCGGCTCGCCACCGGGCGCCAACACTTCGTAGGTCCGCGTGCCGTGGGTGATTCTGTCGCCGCGCTCCGGTAATACGGCGGCGTCACCGAGTACCAGGTCGCTGGCCGTGACAATCCAGTCGTGGGCGACGATCCGCATGGAACCGCCGGCGCCGTCGTCAATACGAAAAACTGTCTGGCCGGGGCGCGCGACCAGGCTCACTGTCTGTTGCCCGCGGCGGTAGGTCACGGTTTCGCTGGCTACGCTTCGGAGCGTGCCGTCGAGGTAGGTTGCGGCGTCACTGAGTAGGTTGCTCATGCAGACACCTCCCGCGGCGGCCCGAGGCGGTCAAGCCAGAATTGCGGGTCGCGAAACTCGTCATTGCTGTACTGGTGACAGGCCAGGCGCCCGAGATACCGCCGCACCTGGTCCGGCGGCGGGCAAAACGGATTGCCCAAGGCCGCGGCGAAATCCTCGGCGAACGTGTCCTTGCGCGCCTGTGCTACAACGCCAGCGGCAAGGGCAGTGTGCGGGCCGAAAATGAGACACGGCACGCCAGCCACGAGCGCCTCGACTACAGCATTGGAGTTGATGGTCACTACCAGGCGCGCGCCGCTGAGGGCCTCGTCTAGGGTATCGGCCTCGCACCTCGGCAAGATGGGCGCGCGTTCGACTCGAGAATTGGGATGCGGGCGGAAATACGCTTCGCCGTGGCGCGGCAACGCGCGCTCTACCAGGCGCTGCAACGGCGCCGGCCCGACGACCTCGCTGTCGTCGAGTTGACTGTCGCCGGCCACCTGGCCCAGCACGAGCACGTAACCCGCGCGCGGCTCGCATGGCCGAATTTCCGAGACTCCGGCCATTTCCAGCCGTGCGTCGGCGTCCGGCGGTAGCGGATCGTCCCAGCCGCCTTGCGCCCACGAGGCCCAGTGCAGGATGCCCGCGTCATCGCATTGGGAAAACCTGCGGCGGTCGAGAAAGCCATGCTCCATGCGCCAAAAGGGGATGTTGCGCTCGGCACAATTGGCCAGGCCCTGCACCCCGGTCGGGCCGCGGCCATTCCAGCACATGGCGGCCTGGCACAGCGGCGGGGGCGTCGGATAGATGTTTGGGGGCGCGACAAACACCTCAAACCCGGCGGCCTCCAGGCCTTGCTTGGCGGCGGCGCTGGGGTGACCGTGCGGCCACGGTCGATGCCCTGGCTCGGCGTACTTGGTCAGCGCGACGCTATCCGGGCTGTGCCACAGCCAGACGGTTGGTCGCGGCGGTTCGGGCAAGGTCAAGTCACGGCCATTCGCCCACAAGTGCACGGCCACGGGCAGCGTGCCGTGGGTCTCCGGGCAACACCGGGTCAGCCATTCCTTGTCGTGCGCGCGGGCTGCCTGCCAGGGCGGTTTCGAGTGGCCGATGCCGGCGGGGAAAAACCAGGGCCACCCGAGCACGTGGCACAGCATTGGCTGCGCTTCATACAGGCGCTTGATGGCGCCTGGTCCGAACGGGTGCCGCACGTCGGGGTCGTTGGGCGTGGCGGCAAGCAACTCAATCAGCGCTGATATACCGTTGCCGCCCGGTACGCTGGCCAATGGTGAGTTGCCGAAGGGCCATTTCGAGCCGCTGCGGTGGCCGTGCTGCCGGGCGAATACCAGGCGCTGGCCGGGGTCGGCAATAACCAATGTGTCCAGCGGGCGTACGGGCCAATGATCGCAGTCCATGTACCAGCCGCCGTAGCGCGCCAGAATTGAGACCCGCAACAGGTCAGCGGTATCGCGGATGTCCGCGCGCCCGGCGTGGTTTTGCAGCTCGGGCAGCAGCTCGCTGGTATCGCGATGCAGGCGCACGTCCCAGCCGCGCGGCTCCATCATGGTACGCCATGCCTCGTGACACGCCTCGGCGTACTCGGGCATCTCGCCCAGCCAAATCTGATGTAGGATGTTCGGCAGCATCAGGAGTCCCAGTTGAGCGATTGGATCATTCCGTCAAACGAGCCGTAGTCCGTCAACTCCAGGCCACTCGGCAGGTACGGCGCCAGGTCTTCGATCATGCAGTCGGCGTGTTCGTTTCGCGGCAGATAGTCCACCGGCAGGCGCCGCGCGGGCGTCACGACAGAGCAGTTGTACCCATAGGTTTTCACCGCGGCAGCGCTGCAATCGAAACCGGCCAAAATCAGGTGCACGAGCAACAGCCCGGCGTTCCACAACGTGACGTGGCCGGATACGATATCATCTTTGCGGGGCGGCACGGTAATGGCCAGCCAGGACTGCTCGTGCACGATCTCGTGCAGGGGCGACAGCCATAGTTGCGGGCTGAGCGCGTGTTCGAGGCAATGGCTGGACCACACCAGATCGAACGTCTGGCCTTCGGGCGGCTTTTCGACTGGCCAGAAGCCCCGGATAGTCGTGGAGTCAAAGCCCGGTACGGGATTCGGGCTCATGCACCAGACGGCTTTGCCGGCATCGCGAAACGCCCTGGCATGGTCCCCGGGCCCCGGGCCAATGTCCAGCACGGTCTGCACTGGCAAAGTCAGCGCCTTGGCGAGTGCGTCACTTGCTGTCATTCGTTTCGCCATGCCACGGGCTCGTTTTGGTGTGGAATTGGTGGAGGAGGCCCCAGCGCTCGCGATACAGCGGCGGCTGGCGTTGCCGAAACCGGACGCGCACGTCCTTGATGAAATCCGTATCTTCGCCGCCGTAGTGGCCGCGTTCGGAATAACCGTCTACGCCGCGCCAGTATTCCGCCAGAAGTACGGCATTGCCCCAGCCGATTCCCTCGTGTGCAGGCTGCGGCCAGCGTTCGAGGCGGTCGTACAGGGGGCAAACTATGGCGCCGGCGGCGGCCTGTGCCGCTGCCCATTGCAACCACGTTGGGGGGAGCAACATATCGGCGTCAAGGAACGCCAGCACCGGCGTCTTGGCTTGGGCAGCGGCGACGTTGCGCCCCTTACCCAAGCAAAAGGCCCCGGCCACAGGCATCACTTCTACTGGACCGGGCGCGGGCCATCCGTATCGAGGCAACCCATCGCCAAACGCCGCGATTTTGACCGGGCAGGTCACGTCTACCGTGGCCAGCATCCGCCTCAGTAGCGGCTCGCGGTCCGGGGTCGCGACGGTGCAGATTGTCACGGTTTCGGGCATCCGATGACTACCGTAGTATGCGGGCGCAAAATGATGCACGCTGGATTGGCCAAGTACTGGCCGGCGAACTCCAAAAACTGCTGAGACGTCCACTCTTGCGCATGGGCCGAATTGCGAGGCGGCCCGTGCGGGCGCCGGATGGAACCGTCAAGCAGTTCCAGCGCCGGCGTGCTGGCGATGATCGAGCCCCAGCAATGGGCGCAGGCAAACTCCATCGCGGCGCACGGGTCGGCCAGGTGCTCTAGTACGTCGGCCATGAGAACCACGTCAAAATGCTGCTGCCAGCGCTCGCCCCATTCGGCTGTGCGCCAATCGCCCGAGGGCCGATGCTGCTGCAGCCACTCCACGGTCTGCGGCACGTCGACCCCCACCAGCGAGGTACAGTGCTGGAGGCGCCAGTGATTGTGCGCCCCGCCACAGCCCACGTCCAATATCGACAGCGCCGGCCACGCGCCCGCCAAGGCGTACACGCCGGCTTGGTGATGCCCGGTCCGACCGGTATCGTCGTCATACGCTACCGGATTGCGGCGCTCGTACTGTGCTGGCAGGTGTAGATCGGCGGCCATGGTCTGGCTATTTGCAGCTCAAGGTGTATCGCTCGCTTGGGGGCGTCGGCGTCGTGATGGTCAGAATACGACCATCGGCTTGCAGTTTGGCGTCGGGGTGAAAGTTGACCGTGGTCCAAGTCCGGGCCTCGCTCGCTTGATCCGCAATTGTGGTACCGGCATAGAGATTGAGTGTGGTCACGGCGGCACCGGCAGCGGGGGCGTTCTCGTGGTACCATGTGCCGCCGCGCATATTGCCCGTCGTGAATGTCCATTGCCCCCGCGTGTACAAGACGCCGCCGTCCATGTGGATAGTCGTGGGCGAATTAGCGGCACTCACGTAGGATGTGCCGCTTGAGTGATACATGGTAGTCCACGTAACGCCGGCGCTGATTTCCAGACGCGCGCTACCGGACACGGGAGTCATGTACACTGTCCCTAACGTGGACACCTCGCCCGGCGCATCTGCCGCAATTCCCACGCCGCCAGCGGCGTCCAGTACGTGCAAGATGGAGGCGGCGTTGTTGAAGAGCAACCGTACTGGCGCGCGCCCGGTATCCGCCGAGGTGGTATTGGTTGCATACACAATGCACGTGCAGGCGTGGTCGCCGAGGTCCAAATTGATCCGGGAGCTACCAGTCGGACTTCCTACGCCGGAATGTGCTCCGATCTCCACGCGGTCGCTCTCGATATCCAGGTACGTCGCGCGATATTCCAGCGCGTCAGCGTCGGTTGTCGCCCCGTCCGCTGAGGTCGCGAACGCGCGATAATTGAGCCCGATTCGACCGGTATACGTCCTGCGGATTTCGAGGGAGTCCAGGTCTACTGCGGATTGCGCAAGGCCCCAGCAAATATTGGTGGAGCAATCCTGCAAAATCACGTCGTCATCGGCCACTGGTACGGCGCCTGCGCTCCAATTGGCCGCGGTGGACCAATCGTTTGGGCCGGCGCTGGCGGTGCTGTTGGCTACGGCGCCGATGGTACCAGTGCCACCGGCGACACTGGAAGCGGCTGTAAATGGCACGCCCGCCGTGGCCGCGGTCATGGTGATTGTGTCCGTGCCGACGGTAAACGTGATCGCGGCGAAGTACGGGTGCGTCGAGGCGGCGGCGGCGGCTTGCAGGGCTGCGGCTGTATCGTTGACGCCTGTGCCTGTACCGGCGACAGATACTGCGGCGGTATTGTTGCCACTGCCGATGGTAAGGGTGTATGTGGTCGCGGCGTCATCAGCGGTAATCTGCACTGTGTCCACCTGTGCCACTGCCGTAGCCGTGCCCAAAAAGTAAATCGTCGCCATGATCCGGTATCCTCTGCGTTACCGCCCGTCATCGTATCCGTATTGCCGCGCCAATTCGCGAACGCGTTCAGCCGTCTCCGGCCACGGAGCCAGGTCCTGCCACATGACCGTCTTATGCGGGCGTTTATTCGTGTCCGTCGGCGGCCACCAGGCGGGCTCGGTAGTTTCCGGGCGACCCATATCGTGCAGCAGCGAGGCCAGGAATTGACGGTCTCCCGCCAAGTCCTCGACTCGGTAGCTGCGCTCGGCCAATGCGCCGCAAATCCGGTTGTAGCGCACCCAGTACTCCGCGGCGCGCTGGACCTTGTTGGCCGGCAGCGCCCCGACTACGGTCTCGACGGTCTGGTACAAATGTTCCGTGTGCGTAGTCAGGCTGCCGATGGTGGGCAGGGGCGCCCGGATTTGGTGCAGCACCAGGGCCGTTTCCGGCCATTGCTCGCGCCATCGCGGCAACAGGAGGGGCCAGCCGATAGCGCCGTCCGGCAACATGCGCTCATGTCCGACTCGCAAACCGCAGGCAGCAAGCAAAGTCGCGGTGTATTTCGTGCCGCTGCGCCCGCAACCTATGATGATGACTGGCCTCGGCATACTGCACCCCTGAAAGGCGGCGCGGGGGTCGCAGGAGCCACAACCCCCGCGCCGGTACGGCCTGGGTTACTGGTTCATCAGCACTTCCACCGTGCTGTCGTCGTCGGCGGCGGCCACCGGCACTTTGCCGAGGAGCTTGTTGCTGCCGACCGTCGTGGTGGCGATCTCGTTGCCGGCGTCCCAGTAGGCGTTCGCGCCGGCAGTGATTGCGCTGCCGGAGGTCGTCGCCTTGGGAAACTGGATCAGGCCGGCGACGGTGAGGGCGCCTTTCTGATTGGCGGCGATGGCGTTGTGCGCCACGCCGACGAGCTCGCCCTGCACCACTACATCACCTGCCGTAACGGCACTCGACGGGGTGTAAGGGACGGTACGCCCTTCGCTGATCACTACTGCGGTAGCGGCCATGATGATGGCCCTCCTATGTTTGGCGGGGGCTTACGCCGCGCCCTTGGACTTGACGGCGCCGCGGTGGTCATTCAGCGCGATGCCGAAATCGAGGTAGCAGCGCCACTGCATCCCGAGCGTCGAGAAGTCGGTGCTGGTGCTCTCGATCACGGGGCGGCGCCCGGTCTGCGCCAGGTACGCCAGGTCAATCGCCGGCACCAACATGGGGTCGGCCAACAGGTACCAGGCGGTGGTCGAGTAGTCGTCATACGTGCTGAGGCCGAGCCCCGGCAGCCGCACGACTTCCAGCCCGAAGTCGCTCAGGACGTTGGTACCGCCGCGCACGGAGTCCGTGGACCCGGCGATAACCAGCGACCGGCTGGTCACCAGCTCGCGAGCCGTGACCTCCAGGCCGGCGGGGACCAACAGGAATCGCGGCGAGATGTTCAGCGCGCGCGACTTGAGGTCCGTCTGCTCGGCCATTTTGGTGATGCCCGCCGCCAGGGCGGTGGCGTCCAACGCGGTACTCGCGCCGCTGATGTAGTTGGCGTTGCCGCTCGAGAAAAACGAGCCGCTGTTCGCCAGGATGGCCTTGGTCAAGATGTCATCCTGAGCCCAGGCCGCGGCGCTGCCGAACTGCTGCGGAATCTGCAGAAACGCGCCCATATCATCGTCGATGATGTCCTGGCGGGTCAACACGACGCGGGTGCCGCGGGTCTTGACCTGATTCGTGCTCGAATCCTCTTCGAGCTCGGCCAGCGGAATCTCGCCGCCGCGCCCGACTTCCTGCAGATTCCCGACGCCGGCGAACCGGTACATCGTGAATTCTCGGAAGTTGGTCACGTCGCGCACGTTGCAGATGCGCGGCGCCACGATATCCCCGGCGGCGTAGGCCTGTTGCAGCACCTTGTCCGCGACGTTGCCGAGGATGCCGGACAGCGAGGTCACGCTGAAAGCGGCGCGGATTGACTCGTTGTTGCAGGCCGGGCCGACGGTGACGCCGTGCGCCTCGGCATTCAGGCGGCAGGCGTCCCAGAGGCTGAGCCCGCGGAGCTTGCCGGCGGCCTCCAACGCCTGTTCGCCGTGGGCCTTGAGCAGGCGCTGTTCGCTGACGCCGGAGCGCAGGTCCAGGGCGGCCTCGATCACGTTGGGGTCGTGCTTGGCGTGTTGGCGGACGCTGATGTTCGGCGCCTCTTCCTTCGCCTTGGCCTGCATCGCCTTGAGCACGGCCAATCCGGTGCGTTCGGGCGTCCAGCCGCCTTTCACTGCCTGCGCCCGGACCTCGGGATAGTCGCCGGTGATTTCGTGGATTGCCGTGATACGCTCGCGCTCAGCCGCCCGGATAACGTCCGGGTCACTGGCGCCGCTGGTCTCGGCGGTGGGAGCCGCCGCCGTCTCGGCGGTGGCCTGGACGGGCTGCTCGGCCTGGGCCTGCTGGGCCTGGTCGGGCTGCTTGTCAGTGGTGGGCGGCATAGTGAGTGCCTCCTCTGGTGTGGTGTCGACGCTGCTGGCTTCGAGCACAGCAGCCAAGTTTTCAAACGCCGGACCGGGAACGCGCAACGGCTGCTGTTCCTCGGCTTTCGCGGCGATACGAAATTCTGTGGGCGGGTCCTGGTCGGCGCCAATGGCGACCACGGACACTTCATCGAGCCGGCCTGCCACGATCATGGCCGGGCCTTCAATTTGGCGTCCGTTCACTTCGGCGCCGGCGCCGGCTTCCAACTCGGTCCATTTCTGCGGCTGCACGCCGATGCTGAGTTGCCACGGCACGCCAGCGGCGCTTTGCGCGGCGATTTCGCGCGCGGCTTGTCCTGTGGAGGCGATGGTCGCCTCGATCTGCAGGGCCTGCCCATCCTTGACCGTGGCGCGGGCCATGCCCAGCCGATGTGTGGTGGCGTTCACGTGGTCGCGTAGGAGCGGCACGCTGGCGGCCAGGGTCAAGGCGGCCAGGTCCACATAGTACGTCTCGCCGTACATGCGCAACGGGCCGCCGGAGTAGGCCACGCCCTGGCCGCGCATAACGCCCTTGTCGTCTGGCGCCTTGAATTCGAGCGGCTGTAGTGCCGGCTCAGCTTTTTCTGTCTTCGCCATTGGCTGGGTCCTCTGTGGCCGGCAGCCCGAGAGACTGCCGGAGTTCGCGTTCGCGGGCTTCATGCACCAGCCGTTCCTGGAGCACGTCTTCCCAATCGTAACCCAGGGCGGCTGCCTCGCGTTGGGGGCTACTGCTGCCGTTTTTCAGGCGCTCCGTAGCGGCGCGGCTTTCCTTGGTCGGGTCTACATGCGCCGGCTTTTTCCAGTCCCAGCGGTGCGGTGGCGGCGGGTCCATCATCAAGGTGCGGTCTGTCAGCCGGTACTGGTCCCACCACTCGGCAAACACCTTGTCACAGGCGAGCGGCGCCCATTGTGTTGCCTGATCCACCGCGATGGACTGGAAATACATCTGGTGGTCCATGCGGGAGCTGGCGTAGTTGTAGCCAGAGGAGTTCCCTGCGGCGATATTGAACGGCATGGACAGGCAACGGGCGATCTCGTTTATGATTTCGCTTTTGAAGTCGGCATACGTGGTGCTGGGCTGTTCGGGGCGAAGCTGATGCACCTCGTACCCGGCGGCCATTGCCATGATGCTGTTCCGTTCCACCTCCAGGCTGTCGCCCGGGGTGTACACCGTAGTCGCCTCGTTTATACCGCCGGGCATGGTCATTACGGCCGCGATATTGGCGCACGTCTCGGCGGAGTCCAACACGGCGGCGGTGTAGCGGCGGAGTTGTGCGAACAGGTTGAGCGCCGGCTCAATCTCTGGGGTACCACGGTGTTGCTCCGGGCGGCGGGCAAGGAAAAGATGCAGCATCCGTGACGCCGGCACCAAGTCTGCCTCGAATGAGGTGGCGTAGTTGCCTGGGTGTTCGCGCAACACGCGATAACGCACCGGGCGCCCGGCAGCGTCCAAACCCACACCGTCCACGTCGCTGTCGCTGGCGGGCGTAACGTAATTGACCAGCCCGGCGGTGACTCGCTCGGCGTCGATCAGCCGCAGGTCCAACGATACGCCGTCGTTGGGCTGGGCGTCCGGGATGAGCACGGCAAACGCCTCGCCGTCTACCGCACGGGTCGCGCGCATGGTCCAGAGGCGCTGCGCAAACTGGTGGGACGTGGCCCACTCTCGCCAGGCGCGTTCGATTTGGTCGGCGCGCGCATGGTCAACCTGTAGCGACGGCCCCGGCCCGATGGTATCGTTGGCCAGGGTCGCGATAATGCCGGCGGCGTACGAGTTGTTTTGGGTCTCGTGCCGGGCGCGGTTGCGCAGCAGCTTGCGGACTGCGGGCGAGAGGTCGGCGTCGGCAGCAAGGCTATCGGCGACGGCCCAGTGCTTGGCCGTGCTGTCCGTGCTCTGTGCCGCGTCATGACGGGCGCGGATGAGGCGAGCGCCTTGGCGCCTGGCCAATGTGTCCGGCTCCGCTTCCCGCGGCGGTGGGTTGCCGGCGCCAAGCCACTCTTTGACTTTCGCGATTGCGCTCATTCGCCGTCTGCCCCGGGGTTCTCCACCTTGGTCAAGTAGACTCCCCGGTGGAACTTGCCGGCGGCGCGCTTGGCGGCCAGGTAGCGGTCGGCCTCTATAAGGTCCTGGATCGGGCGAGAGGTAACCTGTTCGCCGTCTACGGTAACAGCGGCGGGGTTACCGGCGGCGGTCTCAATATCCGTCGCCAGGTCGGAAGTGGCCATCGCGTTGCTCCTCGTCTACAATTGCAGATTGCTATAGCGTATATAGCAAAATGCAACGGTACAAGGCGCAATGGCGCGATAGTTACAGATGGGTAAAAAGGGGGAGCGGGCGGTCTACTCCTGTTTGCCCGTCATTATAGCGTCCATGTCACTCCAGCCGACATACCACTCTTCGACTTCCTCAAACTCATCGCCTTGATACGGGCAGTCCTGTTCCCGCGCGCCGCGCCGACGGTCCATGCGCCCGGCCTGGTATGCCTCTTCGAGATTGGCGGCACAGCGGGCGCAGTACGTTTGGTCGCGACGATATTCCGTCGCTTCCAGGTGGCCGCAGCCACTGCAATGGCCGACGACTTGGCCCAAAATCTCAGCCTCGGCTGCATACCAGCCCGCCAGGTATTGGGCGTACTCCTGCGGCTGCTTGTCGCGGTCCGGGGGGAATGGCGGGCCGTCGCGGCGCGGGCCTTCTTCGCGGCGGCGCTTGGCGGCGCGGTCATACGGCGACAGCTCTTGATCGGGCTCATTCGGCATGGTCTACTCCTGTGGGTCCGGCATTCTGGTCGCGGATTGGCCAGCGGTAGCGACAGTCGGCGCAGCGATACACGCGGAGGGTGTAGTGACGCCGCCGGCGGGTGTAGTACACCAGGGCCGAGTGAGAGCCGCAGGCGGGGCAACGCATGGTCGGGTCAATCGGCGCTGGCATCGGGGGGCTCCTGCCTTACTGGTGTAGTGGCACGCAGCCACTTGGCGTACCTGATGATCCGATCAAAATCCGCGCCTAAGCAGGCCCAACATACCAGCCGACCGTCCTCCAAAAGACAGCCGCCTTCTGTGCGATCCGACCATAGCGACCGGCCACAATCGGCGCATCGGCGGTTAATCGCCCAGGCCCATGCGCGCCTGAGGCTGCTGCGGACGTGATAGTACAGCAGTTGCGCGAGGCTTATCTGATACTTGGACTTCATGTTGCACCCCGGCGGCGGGCCCGGGCCTCGGCTTGGAGTTGCTGTAACGTTTTGACCGGCTGCCCGGCTCCGGGCTTGGGCAAGCTGGCGGTCGGACACGCGCCGCGATACGCCGCTCCGGCCAGCGCCAGGTACGCAGCATCGGCCCAGTCGTGTATCGCGCCGGGGGCTACGCCCCAGCGGTAGAGCATGGCGCCAGATTGACCGGCGGCTTTGTCCAACAGCTTCTCAGCGCACACGTGCTCAGCCCAAACATGATGCGGCAACGGGTCATCGCCCCAGAGTGAGACGCTGCCGGGCGCGCCCACGTCGGCGAGCAGCCCGCGTTGGAGGCGCTCAAGGTAGCAATCCTGGTCAAACAGCAAGCACCGTCCCAACGGGGATTGGTGCAGGTGCAGCCGGTCGCCGGCCCGCCCGATCATCTTCCCCTCGCGAGCATAGTATTTGTGGGCAGCGGCGCCCCAGGCCGGAAGCACTGGCGAACCGTCCATCCGCGCAGCAGCGGTGAATCGTTGGACAATGGCGGCCTGGTAGCCACGGTCAATCACGATCAGGTCGAGGGGCATTGGCTCCCCGGCGCGGATGTACTCTGTGGCCCGCAGTTGACGGGTCACTCCGGCGATTGCCTGGTACACGGCAGCCGCGATCTGCGTATCGCTGGCGTCCTTCGGACAGAGTTCGCCGGTCTTGCCGTAGTCCACTACTGCGGCGGTGCCGTCGGATTGCACGGCCAGCGTGCACCAATGCACGCCGTACAGGTTGATGTCGACGCCGGCCACAAGTACTGCGGCGGCATCCGGAGCCTGGCGCCGCGGCAGATGATTGATGCGACCGGCTACAAGTTGCGGAGCCAGGTCGTAGATCGTAGTATCGGCGCGCAACGGCTGATTCTGGTACTCTGCCGCAAAGGCGGCATCGCCGCGTTCGATCAACAGATTCTCGGCGCCCTGCAACGCCGATAGCTCGCCGTCGCGCACGCGCTCGGGCCAACTCATCACGGCTCCGGCGTCCATTGCCTCTCGGTTGGCGGCATAGAATGAGTCGGCCTCACCAGTACCGCGGTCATTGCGCAGTCCAGCGCGGGCCATCTCGGCGTACTCGCGCCAGAGCGTGTCCTGGGCGTCTGGCCAAGTCTGGACCAGGCTGTACCTGTGCCCGCGCCATTCGGGGTGGCGCTCGCGGTCTGTGAGACGGTCAGCCAAGTCGTCTTCGGCGATAACGGTCACTGCGGCATAGGCAGCGATCCGCACGTCCGGCCCGGCCAGGCCGAGCACGGCACCACGAATTCGATTCATGCGGCGCGAGGTCTGGCTTGCGCTGATTGCGGAATCGTCCGTTTGCGGGTCATCGAGGAAGGCGAAGTCGGGGCGTACAGTAGTGCCGTCTGGGCGGTCCCAACACCAGCCGCGCAAAGCGCTGGAAAGCAGGCCGTGGCTCGTGAAAATACCGCCGGACCACTTGGCCCCAGGAACAGTCGGCAGCACAACGAGTTGCGCGCCCCAGACAAACAGCGCGTCTTCGCCGTCGGGGCGAAGCAAGGTCTTGGCCTTGGCGGCCTTGCCCTCGGCGGCGCTCACGTATGCAGCCAAAATCGGCCAGTCGGCGCGAATGCGTTTGTTGAAGCGCAGCTCGGTTTTGACGAAATCCAGCAGACGCTCGTCGGCCAGGTCCTGGGCGCTGGCCACCAGGGCCATGCACCGGCGCCAGCCATAGAGTACGGCGAGCAACGTCGACGCCTTGCCGACGCTGGTTTTGCCCGAGGCGCGCGGCATAGCGACCGCCTCTTGCCCACCATTGCGCAAGCAGTCTTCGAGCCCGTCCACCACGCGCACATGGTCCGGGCTCCATGGCCAATAGAAAAGGTCCGGAAAGTAGTGCCGGAGCGCGTCGCGCAACGGCATGGGCTCTGGCGCGCCGGGATCATCCGCGGGCGTGGCGACCTGGCGATAGCTGGCGCGGCGCCGGGCGCGTTGTTGCGCCGCGCGGTCAGATGCCGGGTCATTGTTGCGGCGCGCCCGGCGCAGAGTGAGCGGCTTGCTATGGCTCATTGTCGGGCGGCGTTGCCAATGGGAGTTTTGCCAGGGCTTGGGCGGCGCGGATCATGGCGGCCAAGTCGTTGACCGCGGCGGCGCGGCGGTAGATGTCTTGCAGCATGGCCAACACCAGACCCGTCCGCACGTCGGGGTCCATGTACGCCAGGTGTGCCAGGCGGTCGGCGGCGGCGCTGACTACAGGAGCGGCGTCGGCGGTATCCGACCAGCCCCAATGATCGAGCCCGTAGCGCACAACCTGCTCGCACGTCGCGCCTTGGACCAGCAGGTCGACGGCCTCAGTTATTCGTGTTTCATCGTCTGCAGCCATTGCTCGTGGAACTCCAATAATTCGGGATCGTTGAACACGGTGACCTGTTCGACGGTGTTGGAGCTGCGCAGATTGGCGGAGCCCTCGTATACCAGCGCACAGTCGGCAGACCGTGCCATGATGAGCTTGGTGTGCAGCCGGGCATACCGCACAGTTACGCGGGCCAACGGCGCCAGTTCGCGCTCAATCTTCGCCGGGGTGTTTGCCTTGTCCGTGCCGCGGAAGTACGAGGAAAGCCACAGGTCCAGCTGGCGGCAATCGCCGCGCGTCATCATGGCCACCAGCGTTTCGACGTTGTGCGGGTTGGCGGACAACGTAGTGATCGTGATGCGGTCAAATGGCCCGCGCTCCCGGCAGAGCACCGGTAGCCAGTCGCCGAAAATGAAGTCGCCGCGGGTAACCACGTGGCAGGACTCGCCGGGCTCGGGGATGAAGTCGGCCAGGAAGTCGGCGTTGTCGGGGCGGATGAAGAACTTGGCGCGCAACTTGTCGCGGCGCTTGGTTGCCTCCCGTGCGTTGCGGCGCAAACC